TTTAATAGAGGATTCTGAGTTTTGCATATCAAAAGATCCCGTAATGGCTCCAACTGTCAACTTACCGGTCTCAGAATTCCAATCAATTACTTGTGCTGTTGCAGTTGCTAGGTCGATAGTAGCAAACGTACCAAAGGTTCCACCAACTTGGAATATAGTCTCACCTTCAAGGTATTCACTTGTAGTATTTTCTGTCCCTGTGGGTGCACCCATAGAGAGTATCTGTGCTCGCTCTTTTCTCTGTCGTGCAAAACATTCATCAATTTCACATATACCAGTATCAAATTCTTCGTTATTATAGGCAAATAATTCACTAAATGCGAGGAATGAGTATAGATTCCCTAATTGGTAGAGTGGATTTTCATGTTCAACAAATGTTATTTCGAAAAGAGAATCAGAGAGAACAAAATAAATCAAATCACCTTCTCGTGGGCGAACAATGGTGGCATCTCTTTTTGTGACTTCTCTTTCGAATGTTCTGGTTGCAATTCTAAAAGTTGCTTTATCTCTAAGATCAATACCAAACTTACCTACTATATCACCATCCCCACCAAATGACTGTGGGTTTTCCATATACATTTCAATAAGATATGCCTGATCAAATGATGACACAGTATCTTCACCATAAATTGGATCATAATTATTCAGTGTTCTTGGAATGTAATAGCAGTTTCTTCCTAGAGCACGAATAAACTCAGCATTCAGATCTTCTAGAAGATTCTGTTCGCTATTAACATCTCTGATGTATGGATTTTGTGCCATATTATCCCGTTATGAAGTGTGGTGGAAGTTCATATTCAGATTGCATTCGTTGTTCGAGTGCCGCAACTTCTGCTGATCCCTCTTGGTATAGCTGACCACCACGTAGTGTAACACCACCAGGCATCTGAACACCATCAAATTTAGATAGGTTTGATCCCCATTGTCGTTTTATTAGCGCAGTAATATATTCTTTGAGATAACGATCATTGAAAATCTTTGGGTAGTCATTTGGGTTTAGTGTGGCATATCCTTCAATAACAACATATTGTCCGGGGGAGCAATCCTTAGCTAAATTTGTATCCATTATAAGTCTATCTGTTACTTTACTGAAATGTATAATATGCTCTGGATTAAAGAACTGCTCTACCATACTAATATATCTCATAGTGCTATCATATCCAGCTAAACCTAGTGAACTAGCCATTCCTAGACCACGGTTGATTCCGAAATAATCAGTCAAAGCTAACTGATACCGAATGTCAAACATGTCTTGATTTGCAAGTGCTCCAAATTTAAATACCCGAACAATAGACAGTAGATCTTTTCCGCTAGGACCGGGAGCGTCTCCAAACCCCATTGCTTTTTGTATATTACCTGTTGGGATATACTGATTATCGATATCCTCCTGTGTAATCTGATATGCAAAAATACACCTTTCAACACCATCAAAATGACGTTCAGAAAAGTATTCTAGTGCGTCATCAAGACGCTCTTCTGCTTGCTTGTAATCTACGTTTATCTCGACAACTGGAGCACCGAGTCTTCTAAGAGCATAATCAATAAGGGTTTCTCTTGAATTTGGATTTGACATATTTACACCTCTTAGTTATTTAGGGGATTTTGAGATCTAAAATATCAATTTAATGGCGACGGTGTAGAGACCGTAATTTTCACTAGCTTTTTCATATCATAATTTTCTATTATGGTTTTTCTCACATTTTCTTTATTTTCACCAATTTCGTAATTAGTAAATCCTGGCATCTTAAGGGGACATTCTAATTTAGGGTAATCTAATTTAGAATATTCCTCCTCGTTTGCATGTAACCATGTGGCTTTTCTATCCCCACACCCACACCCCCCACAGTAAAATTTTCCGGGATGGTGACTACTTTTAGTTAGATGTTGACATCTAGGTAAATGTCCACCAATTGATTTATCACCAAAACAACTTAGTGTTCTTAGTTGTTTTGTGGCAGTATCTGCCTTGTTATTTTTCAGTCCTCTAGAAGCAAGTGATTTTGCAAATGACTGTACCATAGTGAACGGATTGTGCATTATATTTCTACTTTTTCTTTTTAAAGATTCTGGAACAAAAGTTTTTTTACCACAATTACAATTACATTTTTTTCTATGTAAAGACATACTACGCGAATGTAGAACCAATCACATCGGATGCTCCAATTTGAAGTATACCAGAGGTTTCAGTCAGAGATAAGAATACTGGTTTTACAGTCTCTCCACTAACACTTGGTCTGTTGAATGTATATCCACCCTTAACAGTTGGATCAAGATAGTAGAGTTGACCTGTGGTTAGTCCTACAAATTCATCGTAAATTCCCCTATTCGCAACTCTAACCGTATTACCTGATATTGACTGAACAATACCTATGGTTTCATTCTTATGAAATGGCATTGTTGTTACACCTGCATTGGAAACGTTAGTATGGGTAACTCCACCAGCAGAACTAATACAGACAAACCCACCCGTACCAATATTTGGGGTAGTTGCTCCAGCCGGAGTTGTATAAACGAAATCTGTCGAACCAGATACGACAAGATCTCCCTGTAAGGTAATTCCATGAGGCACGGTATCTGCAAGACCAAGGCGTAAAAATCCTGCCGTTGCATTAGAAGCAGCGGAATTTCCTAGTGCGGCACTTATACCTTGAACACCAGATCCTTGTATATCGATGTTGTAAATTTCAAGTTTATTGAGTTTAGCAAAAATTTCATCGTTAGTTTTTGTAAACCAATCAAAGAATGAAGTGTTTGCATTTAGATTTGCTATTTGAAATTCGTTGTCTTCTACGCCCATTTGTTTTTCCTATACCCTTGTTATGTATTTGATTGAAACACGCTTGTCTGCGGTGGTTCCACTTAGCGTGAAATTGGAGTTTCCTATATGTGTAACTGTTCCTGATAATTCTTTAACTTGTGGATCACCCTTTGCTGTAACAACTGCCGAAAATGATCCACCAGATTCTTCGACAAATACCGTTGCACCAGTAGTAAATGCCTCTCTATTAGTGGTTGTGAATAAGATGTCTGCTGTTGTGGGTCCGGGAATTGTCTTGGCTATATCAACAGCCTGTATGATACCAATCACGTCTCCTCTCAACAAAGATACTTGTCCAGTTTTTGCGCTAAGAACTGGAGCACTAGCATATATTTTATTTCCAACGGTAGGAGTTTTACCTGAGGTAAATGTTAACAGTGCGTACACTACGTTCCGTTTTAGATCCTCTGTGTTTGGAGGAAGATCTAGACCGAGTTCTCTATTATTACTGAAGTTAGTGGGTTCACTAATTAATGCGTATGAGTCAAAGGATGATGGTGTGTCTCCTGCATACGCTCCAACTCTAAGTGTTTTTTCAATATCTGATTCTTTCATTGTAACACTCGTCATAAAGGCATTTACTGGGATTACTGGACCATATAGATTCTGCTCAGTTAACAAACCGTTATATGGTGTAATTAGTGCCTTTAGGGCATTTTCAAAACCATAATTATTATTTGTATTATTTACTACAAATTCTACCTGTGTGTTATCCTTCCCAACGATGCGTTCACCAGAAGAAAGATCTTTACCGATCTTGACTCCATTAATATACCAAGTATCACTCTTTATTTTTCTTAAATCGAATTCAACACTAGGTGGAGTACCATTTGCCTTTACCTGAATGGTAGGTGCAGTTATTCCAGATACTGTAAAGTCTGACGCTCCGAGGTTTCCTGCTGTTGGATCAAGATAAACCATTTCTACGGAACCAGATTTTAATTTCCAATTCTGAACTTTTTGATTGTACCAACCAACAGGACTTGAGTCGGAAAATGGTGAATTGTTAATTTGTTCATCAATTGCAATAGGATTTATACTATCAGGTAGAGTTCCAGTCGTTGCTCCAACTACACCAAATCTAGTTTGAGTATTTATGCCACTATCTCTCAATGACTGCTGGAATTGAAAGACATCAAATCTTTTCATTGTATCGATATCAAATAATGGTAGTCCTGCTGTTACTTCAGCGGCATTTGTTTTGTCGTATAGATTGTCTACACCATAAAATCTAACTGGTCCTGTGCTACCAGCACTGAAAGGAGATGATACAGCATTTTTAAAAGCCTCAAGACTTACACCATCATTTACAAACTGTCCTTCATCCGCACTAAAGAAACTTAATCGGTCTCTGACCTCTAGTGATATCCAGTTACTGTCAGTAAACCTATTATCGCTTTGTGCTAAAGCAATCCAACTGTAACCATCATCTTTTTCTATTACTGTTGTTGGTAGATCTCTTACGTTAGCAAATCCAGAGCTTGGTCTAAAGACCGAAGCTGTTTTGATATCAGTTCTGTTTGATTCATTGTTTCCTACACAAAGGAATAATATACCATCACCAATAAATGGGTCGAATATAAAACAATTTTGCAACTCCGGTATTTTTTCTGGATCGTATCGATCATATACAGTTGATTTTTCCCAGTCTCTTCTGGGAAAACA